GGATACGCGCAAGTACCAACTATACAGTCGGTATATGGGCAAACAACTGGATATACTATTCCCACTGTATTATTTATTGTTACGCTTAACTCAACGGTATTAATTTCTGGCGCAACCTCCTCCAGCTACACCACTTCCACCCTAGCCGGCACAGATAACGGCACCTTGTATTACGTCGATTGCACAAACACATACGGCACAACCACCAGCGACACCGTAAGGCTATTGGTTAGCGCCAGCGGCTCTGGTAGATCCGGCATGTTTGACCCTGACTTGCTAGTCAAGTGTTGGTTCTAAATGGCTAACTATTACGAAAAACGTGCTGGCAATCAGGACGAGTCAGAAGGACTTCTGATCGCAGGCTGGTTTGATGAAGACTTTCTGGCAGCCACCGCGTCTGCCACTCTCGTTTACGTCAATGTGGCTGGAGTGTGGAAATCTTCTATCGTTTATGTAAATGTGGCGGGCGTTTGGAAGCTTGCCACCACCTACGTCAATGTTGCCGGGGTGTGGAAATAACTAAATTACCAAGTATCAAAGGACTATCACGATGCCGTTTAGCTCTGAATCTGGAAAGATTGACGTAAAGTGGATCATGTCCAAGGTCGCCAATAGGACGGGACTGGACATCGGATGCGGGTCTGGCACATACGCCAAACTCTTTCCCAAGACAGTATGGTCCGGCGTTGAGGTGTGGCAGCCCTACGTCGAAAAGTACGACCTTCATACCCTGTACAAGAGACTTGTGATTGAGGATGTCAGGGAGTGGCAACCAGTCCATCAATACGATGTAGCGATTGCCGGTGACGTACTGGAACACATGACCGTTGCTGAGGCCAGCGACCTTGTCAGGAAGCTTAAGCGTTGCTCACGCACTGTCATCATCAGCATCCCAATCGGCCACTATCCGCAGGATGAGTACGATGGCAACCCCTACGAGCGGCACGTTAAGGACGACTGGTCTGACGCTGAAGCCAAGGCCGTATTCGGCGAGCCAACATGGTCCCATGTCGTCAATGAGATAGGCATCTACGCCTACTCTGACCAGCCGATTAAGCTCAAGATTGGCGTCTATTCGATCAGCAAGAATGAGTCGATGCACGTTGCGCGGTACTGCGAGTCCGCCAAGGAAGCAGACCTGATCTTTGTTGCGGACACCGGCTCTACAGACGACACGGTCGAGCTTTTGAAAGCGAACGGCGCTGAAGTAGGCCATATCAGCATCATCCCGTGGCGCTTTGACGATGCTCGAAATGCCGCCCTAGCCATGCTCCCGGCGGACCTAGATGTCTGCCTCTCAATGGACATGGACGAGGTTCTCCAGCCCGGATGGCGCGAGGAGATTGAGCGCCTTTGGGTCCCCGGCACCACCCGCATGCAGTACAAGTTCGACTGGGGTGTCGGCATTGTCTTCTACTACCAGAAGACCCACGCCCGTCAGGGGTACCGGTGGCACCATCCCTGCCATGAGTACCCGGTCCCAGATCGCCTCCCTGAGCGGTGGGTCTACTCTGAAAAGCTGATGATCGTCCACAAGCCGGACCACACGAAGTCCAGAGGGCAGTATCTGGACCTTCTGCGGGTAAGTATCGAGGAAGATCCTCGCTGCCCCCGTAATGCCTTCTACTACGCCAGAGAGTTGTCTTTTGACCGGCAATGGGAAAAGTGCATCGAGGAAACCAAGCGGTACTTGGCGCTCCCCAACGCGACTTGGGCCAACGAGCGGTGCTACGCCATGCGGGTAATTGGCCGGGCGTATCAAGAACTGGGGAATATGGAGCAGGCTTTGGCTTGGTTTCGCCGAGCTACCAGCGAAGCTCCCCATACCCGCGAGCCTTGGAGCGAACTGGCAATGGCCTGTTATCTGACCGGGCGCTGGCCGGAATGCTTTGGGGCGGCATTAACCTGCCTGTCGATTACCCTGCGGGAAGACGTATATACGGTCGATCCGGCAGTTTGGGGTCCGCAACCCCATGATCTTGCGGCAATAGCAGCTTGGAATCTAAAGATGTATGATCTGGCGGAGGTGCATGCGTCAAATGCTGTCGCCTTGGCTCCAGATGATTTGCGATTACGGCAGAATTTGGCTTCCATCAAGGCAAGTAAACAGGCTGCATAATGTCCACCAGCGCAACCTACGACTTCAATCCCGGTTTAGGCGAGATCACGCTCTACGCCTACAACCTCTGTGGGATACGAAATACTGCCCTTTTGCAGGAACACATGGAGGCGGCCAGAATGGCCGCCAATATGATGCTGGGGCGCTGGAGCAGTCAGGGGGTTAACCTGTGGTCGGTTGACCTCCAGACCATTCCATTGAAGCAGGGTTGCGCGACCTACAAGGTCCCATCAAATACCATCGTAATGCTGGACGCTTATATCGTCCAGAATTCAAGTGGTCCTCCGATTAATCGCATTATTATGCCGATTAGCCGCACCGAATATGCCTCTTATCCCAATAAAACTCAGCAAGGGTTCCCGACCACATTCTGGTTTGACCGCCTGCTGTCTCCGACAGTTACCGTCTGGCCCGTTCCAGATGGTAACGAATGCGCTTTGAAGTATTACCGGGTTCGCCAGATTCAGGATGCTGAACTGGAAGACAACTTGAGCGTTGAGATCCCGTACTACTTTTTGGAGGCGTTTGCCTACGGGCTGGCGCAGCGCCTTGCCATGATTTGGGCACCGGACAAGATCCAGATGCTCAAGCCCTTGGCAGACGAGTCATACGCAATTGCCGCAGCCCAGAATGTGGAAACGGCGCAACAGTACATTTCCCCCATGATCTCTGGCTACTACAGGCCGTAACATGGCATACGCATCGCAGTCCGGCAGGGCGAGAACAAGCTCCTCGAATCCGCAGGCACATGCGATATGCGACCGCTGCGGGTTCAGGTACAACCACGTTGACCTGAAGTGGCAGTTCGACTGGCGCGGTGCGACCATCCAGAACATCAAGATTCTGGTCTGTAACGACTGTTACGACACACCTCAGGAGCAGTTGCGGGCGATTGTCGTCCCTGCCGACCCGACTCCCATCCTGAATGCCCGCGTGCAGGACTTTGAGGTAGCAGAGTCCGACTACATTGGCCTGCCTTTTGGGTCGCATACAGACCCAAAGACTGGCATTCCTCTGGCCCCTCAGGACACTCAGGCGACTCAGGATTGCAGTCATCTGACGACGCAGCCTATTGGCGTACCTACCGGTTTGGACCCGAATGCAGTCATGCCTCTCTACGGCAAGAAGCATTACCGGGTACAGGTCCCGTATCTATCTATCAATGCAAATGGGACTGATCAGGTGACTGTTACCTGCTCTTCAGTACATGGGCTTAAAACGAATGATCAGATCACCGTTCAGGGCCTGTCTACTGTCAAGGCGGATGGCTTTTACAGCATCAAGGTGACTACGGCCACGGCCTTCACCTATCAGACCAACCAGATAATTCCAAGCGGATCACTGCTAACAGCAGCGACCGTGATCGTTTAAGGAGATCTTCCGTGACCCAGCAGATCATCAATGTCGGTACTGCCCCTAACAACGGGACGGGTGATCCTGCGCGAACTGCATTCCAGAAGTGCAACGACAACTTCACTGAGCTTTACGCTGGTGGCTCTGGCGTAACTTCCATCATTGCTGGGACTGGCATTTCCGTTGATCAGAGTACGGGAGATGTGACCGTGACTGCCACTGGCGGTGGCGGCGGAGTTACTGGCCCCGGATCAAGCGTTGACCAGTCTTTGGCAATCTACACCACCACTGGTGGAGATACTCTTGGTGATGCGGCAAATATCATTCTCTCAAATGACGGGTATGCCCTTGTCATTAACGGCATAAGAGCTGGATCACCTGTTGGCAATCAATATAACAATACAGTTTTTGGAGCAGGGGCTTTAGTTGTAAATGTAAATGGCATTCAAAACACAGCTTTTGGAGCAAATGCACTAGCTTCCGTAGCAAACGCATCAGCAAACGTCGCAATTGGAAGTGATTGCGCGTCAGCCATTTCAGAAGGCTCTAATAATATTGCTATTGGGGATTCAGCTCTCAAAGAAAAGGTTGTTGGGAACGGCAGCATTGCGATTGGCTCCAATGCTCTTTTCCACGACACTGACGGCGGAAACATAGGCGTAGGTACAAACTGCTCCATACAGATGGCAGGGGCGTATTCAAACGTAGCAATGGGTCATAACTGCCTTCAGGCGTGCGTCACTGGATCTGGGAATGTCGTTATTGGACAGGACGCTGGTTATTCGTTGACAGGCGGATCTTACAATGTAGGTATTGGCGGGTCAGTATCATTTTCATCAACAACTGCCAATACTCAGGTTGTCATTGGATACGGACTAACCGCTAAAGGTGACAACACTGCGTTTATTGGAGGTTCTTCTGGAGCTTATAACCAGAAGAACGTGACAACGTGGGAAGTTACTTCTGACGAAAGAATTAAGAAGAACATCGTTGACAGCCCTGTTGGGCTTGCCGCAATCAAACAGATTCAGGTCAGAAACTTTAATTACAAGACAGATGAAGAAATGCCCAAGGGTCAGGATGGCAATCCGATTGCATCTGGATTTGACTCAAGCAAGAAAGTCACTGGCGCTGTGGCTCAAGAGCTACAGAAGGTTATGCCAGATTGCGTTACGGAAAACAGTACTTCATTGCTTTCAGTGAACATTGACCCACTGATCTGGGCATTGGTTAATGCCGTCAAAGAGCTTTCAGCAGAAGTTGAGCTACTGAAGGGGAATATCAATGCCAGATAACCCAAGTTATACAGCTTGGATTGCAGACAATGCTGTCTTGAAAGCTGACTCCACTAATGCAACGGCGGATGGCCTGATTAGGGTTCCTTCAAAAATGTCAGTGATGACTGCTCTTGTCGGCTTGCCTTATGGCTACGCTCAGATCCCGCAAACTGGAATTTAATCATGGCTAACATCCCAATTCCTAATCTACCTCTTGCCATCACTCTGGATGGCACGGAGCAGCTTGCTGCGGTCCAGTACGGCACTTCCGTAAGGGTTACTACTGGTCAGATCGCGAGTCTTGGCGGTGGCGGTGGAGGCGTTACCTCAATTATCGCCGGACCCGGTATAACTATTGATCAATCAACAGGTGACGTTACTGTTGAAACTACAAACGATAATTCTCCCGGCGGAGAATTTCCGCAAATGCAATATAATGACTCTGGCGTTTTTGGTGGCGCAACGATGACATTTGATCCCTTTATTGGGAACTATGTTATTCCTCCTTTTGCAAACCCTTCTGTTACTGGTTTGCCGATGTTGTCTGTGTCTGCAACTCAGCCAGATGATGCAAACACCGTGAATGGCGTAGAAGTAATTGGTATTTCACAAAATTCCGGTGAATCGTCTGCAAATCTTGATGCCTTTATCATTAAGCCTTGGCCTGAAGCCAACGATTACCACACATACATTATTGGTCACTCTCCTGAGTTGTTTAGGATCACTCGCGGACATACCGACAATATCTTGAGTTATAGCGAAGCCAGTTCTCAGATTGAGATTGGGAATTCAGGTGCGAACGTATTCTTCCCCGGCTATGCGATCAATGTAACTGCACGTCCATTGTCTGAAATCCTTATAAGCGGCTCTCAAGCTGGCGCACGGGCAACGGTAAGTGACTCGTCAATCCCCATGACTGGGAATTTTGGAGTCATTGTTTCTGATGGAGGAAGTTTTATTGTCCCTGTGTTTTTCGATGGAACGAATTGGTTAATTGGGTAATGATGGTTTTTGCTCCCGCGTAAAATTATGGGTCGAGGGACTCCTTTGCAAGGATTGTGTAGTGGAAAAGAAGTCCATTGAACCTGTTAGCTTGTCAAAATTTAGAGTTCCTGTTGGATCTTTAGTTGTTGATGCGTCTCTTGTTGTGGCCCTTATTTGGTGGGGTGCCAGCATGACGGAAAAGTTTACTGTCATGTCGAGGCGCATGGATCTTATTGAGCAAGTAAAGATTCAGCCTGAGGCTGATCGAAGAATCGCGGTAATAGAGTCTAGGATGGTAGACACTACTGCTCGACTGCAATCAATTGAAGCCAAGCTCGACAGGGCTTTGGAAAGACGCTGAGGTTAATTTATGAGTGCCCCTAATACGACTCCGCTTACCTACAACGGGTATGTGTCACAGATCGCGACAATGGCTGTTGTCAACGTCAGCACGGTAAGTGGCGTTGTTGTTGGGGACGATCCTGCGTTCAATGAAATCATTCCGCAGATGCTCAACTACGCTGAACTGCGTATTCAGCGGGACATGGATTTCCTTCAGTCCCAGACGAGCAAAACGTACACGCTCAGTGCCAATACAAATCAGCTAAATATCTCTGTTAACGATTTTGTGACCATGCAGACGTTCCAGATAGACATTGACGGAACCACAAAAACCCTTTTGCCAATCACGAAAGAGTACCTTCAGTACGTCTACAGCACGCCATCAAGAACAGGCGTCCCAAGGTTCTTTGCTGTCAACGGTGGAGATAACCTGACAAGCGGCAATACCTACACGAACATTGGCGTTGGCCCGTATGCAGACGACGATTACCCGGTGACGATTACTGGCACCAGCCGCATGGAGACGCTGTACAACAACGCCACCACGCTGCTTGCCAGTACTGCTGCAACATTCATAAGCACCAACTTCCCGGATCTTCTGATTATGGCAAGCATGGTTTATATCAGTGCATACCAGAGGAACTTTGGTCGCCAGAGTGATGATCCTGCGATGGCCCAGAGCTACGAGAACCAGTACAAGGTCCTTCTGGGCGCTGCGGGCGTTGAGGAGTACAGGAAGTCGTTTGAGGCTTCGGCATGGTCTTCCATGCAGCCCTCCCCTGTTGCCACCCCTAGCCGGTAATGCCAAGTGCCACACGCATCATTTAAGATTAAGCCGGGCGTAGACCAGAACGAGACGCCGGCCTTGAACGAGGCTGGCCTTTCTTACACCAACCTTGTTAGGTTCATTTACGACAGGAATGGGATTGGCTTGGTGCAGAAGCTTGGCGGGTGGACCAAGTTTTATGCAGAGCAGACTGTGGCTAAAGTGCGTGCAATCTGGCCGTGGGAAGACACCAATTCCATATCCCACCTTGCGATTGGAACCGAAAACAGGGTCGGAACGTATCAGACTCAGTTGGCTGTGATCACGGATGGTTCGCTTGAGAACATAACTCCACAGACATCTGTAGACAATGTTCCCCCGGCTGCATCATCGAACATTGGAAGCTCGTCTGTAATTATTACTGACACGACTGTTATAGGGATTACGCCTTACGATTCTGTTTACATTACGACCCATATCAGCATTGGTGGGGTTGTTCTGTTCGGTCTGTATGCTTGCGATTCGGACGGGTATCTGTCCCCTACCAGCTACACAGTTCAGTCTGTAAATGTTCTTGGGTTCCCAAACCCAGCAACGTCAACGTCAACCACCGCAGTGGTTGCCATGTTCTCTACTACTGTTAATTCAGCACCAACGACAGTCACGCTGCCCAGTCACGGATATGCAGTCGGCAATACTTACCCAATCCTTATAGACACGCTTGTTGGCGGGTTGATCTTCTATGGAAATTACATTGTTCAGTCAGTAATTGACGATGACAATTTCATCATCAATGCAAATTCGCTTCCATTAAGTACTGACACTGCGTACATCAACAATGGCAACGCAAACTTTATCTATGACTTTGGCGCTGGTGCGTTGCCAATTGGATCTGGGTACGGCGTAGGCTCATATGGTTTTGGTGACTATGGTTACGGGACCACAATCACTCCATCAATTGGCACCGAAATCTCTGCTAGCAACTGGACCCTAGATAATTGGGGTGAAATTCTTCTGGCATGTCCGATCAATACAGAAATTCTGATTGATATAGACACGGCATACGGTGATGGAACAACTGGAACGGTTACGTTCCTGAATTCCTATCAGGCAGCCGTTGGCGAGATGATCACGATCTCCGGGGCCGTTCCTTCTACTTGGAACGGATTCCACCGGGTGACCGCCTCAACATTGAACAGCTTGTCGTTTTTGACCACAGCGACTTCTATATCGAGTCCCGGATTTATCACGATACATGGCCCTCAGTACCAGCCGATTTATCGTTGGAATCCAACCAGCGGAAGCCCGTTTGCTACGGTTATAGCCAATGCCCCTCCCGTGAACGACGGGATGTTTGTCGCCATGCCGCAGCGGCAGATCATCGCTTGGGGTTCTACTTTTACCGGAGTCTCAGACCCGCTTCTGATTCGCTGGTGCGACGTAAACAATTTCAACGTCTGGGCAGCCACGGTAATCAATCAGGCCGGGTCATACCGAATCCCAAAGGGGTCTAGAATCGTGTCCTGCATTCAAGGTCCTCAGCAGGGCTTGATATGGACCGATCTTGGCGTCTGGTCAATGCAGTACATTGGCCCTCCTTACGTTTATTCGTTCAACGAGGTTGGCACCGGATGCGGATTGATTGCTCGAAAGGCAGCCGCATCAATTAGCGGCTCTATCTACTGGATGGGTCCGTCTCAGTTCTTCGTTCTTTCGTCTGGCGGCGTGCAGCCAGTCCCATGCCCACTGTGGGATATCATCTTTCAGGACTTGGATTTAGACAACCTAGACAACATTCGTGTCGCTGTGAATTCTCGTTTTGGAGAGATTTCTTGGTTCTACCCAACCAAGCATGGTGGCGGAGAGATAAATGCTTACGTCAAATTCAATGTGTACCTGAACGCATGGGACTTTGGTGAGTTGAGCAGGTCTGCTTGGACTGACCAGTCTGTTCTTGGTCCGCCTATTGGCGCAGACCCAAGCTCCCTATACCTTTACCAGCATGAGACATCGAAAAACGCCGATGATCTGGCAATGACTTCAAGCTTCCAGACAGGCTATTTCGCCATGTCTGAAGCAGATGTGAAGACATTTGTGGATGAGGTATGGCCCGACATGAAGTGGGGTTACTACGATGGCGTTCAGAATGCCGTAGTTAACATGACATTCTATGTCACTGACTTTGCCGGGCAAGAACCGACTGCGTATGGCCCATACCCCATGAGCGAGGCCACGAAGTGGTTTAGCCCAAGATTCCGTGGACGACTTGTCTCTATCAAGATCGAAAGCGACGACTTAGACAGTTTCTGGCGAATTGGAAACATCCGGTATCGCCTCCAGCAGGACGGGAGATACTAAATGAGTTCACTCTCAGACATTCTTACAGCAGCAAAAAATATCGTTACTGCTGTTAACGGTGTTGCTCAGGCATATATTGGAGTGCAGGGTTCCCAGAATGTCGCCAACGTAAGTGTTGCCACACTGGTCAAATCTGGTCAGGGCCGTGTAGCAACCGTCGTCGTAACGACTGCGGGATCAACCGATGGCTACATTTACGATGCAACCAATGCCAACGCTACGACAAACAAGATCTACGTCATTCCCAACACTGTTGGCGCTATATTCGTCAATATGCCAGTTAATCTTGGGTTGGTTGTCGCCCCCGGAAGCGGCCAGATCATCGCTGTAAGTTATTCGTGAGGACGCCATGCCATTGAAGAAAGGACATTCGCAGCAGACGATCAGCACCAACATTGGTGAGATGATTGCATCCGGCCATCCCAAGGATCAGGCCATTGCGGCTGCCCTTAGTACTGCCAGAGGGGCCAAGGCGGAAGGCGGCATGTCTCCCAGCAGGCCAAAGTCTCCGGGCCACGGAGGGCTTCATGTAGGCCCGATCCACAGTCCCGTGGCCGGACGTACCGACCACCTCCCCATGCACGTCCCCAGCGGCTCCTACGTCATCCCAGCGGACATCATCTCCGCTATGGGTGAGGGGAACACGATGGCCGGGTTTAAGCACATGCGGCGGATGTTCGGTGGGATTCCCTACGGCAACCCGCAGGGTGGCCCTTACGGTCGCGGGGAAGACCCCTACGACGAGCCTCTGCCGGGTAAGGCGGCTGGCGGGGAAGTGGACTCAGTCCCCATCGTTGCCGCTGGCGGCGAATACGTCCTGTCGCCAGAGCAGGTTAGGCAGGCTGGGGAAGGGGACTTGGAGGTTGGTCACAAAGTATTGGACGAATTTGTTAAAAGATACCGTGCTTTAACCATTAAAACCCTGAAAAACCTTCCGGGTCCCAAAAAGGATTAAAATGACCGATCTTACCGCTGCCAATGATCTGAAAATCCGTGTTGCCATTCCTAAAGACATGGATGAGGTAATGACTCTGGCGCTATCTGCCTGTGAGGAGAACGGGTTCCTGAACCCCAACCCCGGCAAGCTGGCCGCTGAGATCTGGCCCGCGCTGAACCTTGATCACGGCATCTGTGCGGTTATTGGAAAGGAAGGCGGAAAGATTGAGGGGCTGGTCCTGCTCAGGATTGGCGGCATGTGGTACTCCGACAATCTGGTGGTTGAAGAGAAAGCCATCTTCATTTACCCGGAATATCGCAGTGCCAAGGGTGGCAGGGCTAAACAGCTATGCGAGTTCAGCAAGCGGGTGGCAGACACTCTTGGAATTCCGCTGATTATCGGCGTACTATCCAATAGCCGCACCAAAGCCAAAGTCCGAATGTACGAGCGTCAGTTTGGACCCCCAAGCGGCGCTTTTTTCTTGTATGGCGCGGAAACCGGCAAATGGCAAGGAACGGGGCATTAATATATGGGCGGCAAATCCAGCACTAGTACGCAACAGGTATCTATCCCACCAGAGGTGTTGGCTAGATACAATGCAGTCAATGCACGCGCCGAAAAGGTAGGAAATACGCCTTTTCAAAACTACTCTACAAATCCTGCGGATTTTGTAGCGCAGTTGAACCAGTCGCAGCAAGCTGGCATTGCTGGAACTAATGCCGCCGCCAATCAGGCGCAGCCTTACTTCGGTCAGGCTACCGATCAGCTAATGGGCGCACAGTCCGGGGCGCAGCCGTACAATCAGGCTGCTACCGGGTATGCAATGGCCGGTGGTCAGGACGTTAATGCTGGCGATTTGAACTCCAGCCAAATCAATAAGTACATGAGTCCTTATCTGGACAAGGTGCTTGGGAGTCAGCAGGCGCTGCTGAACCAGTCCAATCAACAGGCAATGGCAGGCCAGCTTGGCAATGCCATCCAGCAAGGCGCTTTTGGCGGTGACCGTGGCGGCATTGCCGCTGCCAACCTGAAGCAGCAACAGGACCTGTCCAACGCCAGCATCTATGCGAACACCCTGAATCAAGGGTATGGGCAGGCCCTTCAGACTGCCCAGCAGCAGCAGGGTCTTGGCCTTTCTGCCTCGCAGGCTAACCGCGCTGCCCAGCAGAATGCGGCCCAGCAGATGGCTGCTATCGGCCAGCAGGTCTATGGTCAGGGTGCCAATACGTCTCAGCAGCTTGCTGGCCTTGGCACTGGCGCTCAGGCCGCCGCACTTCAGGGCGCACAGGCGCAGATGGCTGCCGGTCAGATCGGTCAGCAGACGGAGCAGGCTGGCAAGACGGCGCTCTACAACCAGTTCATGCAGGGTCAGTCCTATCCTTTCCAGATCGCGCAGTTCCTTTCAAACATTGCCACTGGCACGGGTGCGTTGTCTGGCTCTACGACGACGACCACACAGCCGGGCGGCTTCTTCTCTGACGAGCGCCTGAAAGAGAACATCGAGAATATCGGCAGCACGCACGACGGTCAGCCGATTTACAAGTACAACTACAAGGGCGACGACAAGCGCAAGCAGATTGGTCTGCTGGCGCAAGACGTTGAAAAGCATCACCCAGAGGCTGTTGGCCTTGCTGGCGGCTACAAAACCGTTGATTACGACAAGGCAACTGCTGACTCGTCAATGGGCGGCCATGTTCATGGTCATCATGGCGGCGAAGGTTTTGCTGCTGGCGGAACTCCAGTTCTTCCGGGACTTTCTGGCGCTGACTACGCTGCTCTGTTGCAGGCTCAGGCGCAGATGTATGCGCCGTTCTCTCAGAGCGGCATGAACATGCAGGGCGGCCCGCATGGCGGCAGCTCTTACGTTCCTGCTGCAAACCTGCACGTTGCCAACCTTTCGACTGCTGGCGGCCTTGCTGCTGGTCCTTCTACTGCGGAGCAAGCTGCTCAGATTGGTTCGCTTGGAAAAGATGCACTCAGCATCTATCAGGGCGGAAAGAAGGAAGGCTGGTGGGGTGAAGACAAGCCAAAGCTGTCTGAAATCTCTATCTCTCCGCATGAGAGGTACGCATCTGGCGGACTTGCTGGCTACGCCGATGGCGGCATGCCATATGAATTTAAGCCCGAAGGTCAGATGCAGATCCCGCATGAGGAGCAGGACACTAAAAAGTTGTTGGCTGCAAAGGATGATTTAAAGCCAAATAAAACTGGCTTTGAAAACGTCATGGAGGTTGCAAAGCTTGCCGCTATGGTAGCGGGCGCTGCTCGCGGTGGTGCAATTGACGACCGTCATAACTTTGCTGATGGCGGCATGCCTTATGGCGGCGGCTCGCCTTATGGCAGCGGAGATAGTTCAGGCCCTGCTGCTGGTGGGCTGAATATCCCTACTGAAGCTGCACCTGCTCACAGTTTGCAGGCACCCGGCGCTTTGGCACCAAAACGAACTGGCCTTCAGAACACTGCCGATGTCGCCGGGCTTGGTTCCAGCGCCACCTTGATTGGTCAAGGGCTATCGGCGGCTACCGCTCCTGCTGCCGTTGGCGCTGCTGGTGCTGGCGCTGCTGGCGCTGCTGGTGCTGGCGCTGCGGGTGCTGGAGCCGCTGGTGCAGCCGGTGCTGCGGGCGCAGGCGCTGCGGGCACTGGGATGATGGCTGCGCTTGGACCTATTGGCCTTGGCGCTCTTGGCGTCTATGGCCTGTCCAAGCTGTTCAAGGCCGATGGCGGTGAAGTCGGTTATGCGTCCGGCGGTGTTGCCGGTCGGCATGGGTACGCTACAGAGGGAAGTGTGGATGAAAGCGGCAATCAGACTCCTGATAGCGGAAGTGATTGGACATGGGGAGATGTTGCAAAAAGAGTTCCCGCATTCGCCAGTCATGTCCTAGCTACTCCATCCGCATTGGGAGCAGATGCCCTTGCTGGTGCAAGCAATCTTGTTTCTCATTTTACTAATGGTAAAAAAGACCCATATATCGGCAATCCATTCACGCAAACGCCCGGAAGCGTGTTGAATTATTTTTCTCCTACATTTGGCGGAAAAGTTGAAAAACCTGCTGAATATGGAACAGACACAAGGCCGGAAACCAATGTAATTAAACGACCCGGCCTTGTTGCTCCTTCTGCTCCTGTTTCTGCAAATACTGCTCCCTCCCCTGCTCCGCAACTGTCTGCGGATCAGATCTCCGCTGCACTGAACGATACGGCTGGCGGCGTTGCGCCAAGTCAGTCTCCGGTAAATGGTCGCCTGTCTAATCCCGGCCTTGCTGGCGCTGTTGAGCAGCAGAAGGCGATGGACGCGCTCCCGATGGGTACGCCTCCTGTTGCCAAGGGTGCAGAAAAGGCTGGCTCTCCCTTCATGGACAAGCTCAAGGCGGGCTGGAACAAGTACGGCACGGCAGAGAACATCATTCCGCTGCTGGCCGGTATCTCTGCAATGGGCACCGCGCCCACTCGTAGCCTTGGCGTTGCGCTTGCGTCTGGTGTTGGCGCTGGCGCGAAGGCTTACCTCCCAGTTCAACAGCAGCAGGCTGAGATCAACCTTAAAAACAAACAGGCTGAACTTGTTGGCGCTGAAACCAATGTCCAGCGCGTTGAATCTTTGAAGTATTTGACTGAGGGATTCAAGGGCTTTATCCCGCAGGAAGATCCTGATGGTAAGTTCATGACTCCTGATGGCAAGAGGTACAAACTGGTATCAATTGCATCAGGCATTTCAATGCCTGAATCTTCTGCTGTTGGCGCTAAAACAAATGCATTTGTTGGAAATTATGGATCTCAATTGCTCCCAACTGCCGCAAAGACTTTCCAAGTACTAAAAGCTACCAACCCTGACGCTGCTGCTAAATCTAGCAGTACTATCGATCAAGTCATGGCAGATGGAGTTGCTGCTCAAAGCGAAATTCCTAATCTTCATAGAATTGAATCTAGCATGGCAGCAAACAAGGGGGTCCTTACTCCGGGTGCCATGAACCCTGTCATATCCAATGTGATTGGTAAATTCAACAGCGTTATGAC